AGGCTCTGACATTCTGTACGGGTTTTCAAGTCGTTCTGGAGGTGCATGATGGGGACTCGTGGTCCGGTGCCCAAGCGCACCGAGTCTAGGCAGCGCCGTAACGTGTCCGACGTGGATGTGAAGCGCGCGGATGGCGCTGAGGACGTGTCACAGCCCGCCGCTGACCCTGATTGGCACCCTATTGCGACGCGCCTGTGGGAGTCGCTGGGCCAGTCGGGGCAGTCGCGTTTCTATGAGCCGTCTGATTGGGCGGTGGCTTACTCGCTCATGGATGATCTTTCCTATTACAAGGCGTCGTCTAAGCGGTCTGGGCAGATGCTTGCCACGATCATGTCGGCCATGTCTTCTCTCCTTGTGACTGAGGGTGATAGGCGGCGTGTACAGATTGAGTTGGCGCGTCCGAATGCCGACGATTCTGAGGAGAACACGAAGGTTGCGGTGATGGACAAGTGGAGGCAGAAGCTCGGGTAGCGCCGCCGCGTGAGCGCACGGTCACTATGCCGGTGGGCGTGCCTGCGCTCACCCTGGGGTATGAGGTTTTGGCGTGGGTTGAGCAGAACATCATCCAGCCGAACGGTCCCCGGGCTGGCCGCCCTTTCGAGCCGACTATCGGGCAGGCCCGTTTCATTCTGTGGATGTACGCCGTCGATGAGGACGGGCGTTGGCTTCATAACCGGATGGTGCGCCGGCTGGCGAAGGGGTCTGGTAAGTCCCCGTTCGCCGCCGTGCTGGCCCTCGCGGAACTCCTCGGCCCTGTCCGCGTGTCCCACTTCGACCCGGACGTGCCGGGTGGTGTTGTAGGGATGCCCGTGTCCATGCCCCTTGTGCAGATCGCTGCTACGTCTGAGAAGCAGACGCAGAACACCATGCGCATGATTCGGGCGATGGCTAACAAGCGGACCGCGTTGGCGAAGAAGTACGGGCTGGACGCGGGTAAGACGTACATTGAGACGCCCAACGGCGGGAAGCTGGAGCAGATCACCTCCTCTGAGGGCTCCGCTGAGGGTGCCGAGGTCAGCTTCGTGATCGGCGACGAGACGGAGCACTGGACGCCCGGTATGGGCGGCCCCGGCCTGATGGAGACCCTCACGCAGAACGCCGTGAAGACGGGTTCTCGCGTGCTGGAGACCTCGAACGCGTGGATTCCCGGGGCGCGTTCCGTTGCGGAGTCCACTTTCGAGGCGTGGTGCGAGCAGCAGGAGGGCGGAGGCCGGGCGACGCAGGGCATCTTGTATGACGCTGTGATTGCCCCAGCTAATACGGCGTTGCACGATGAGCCCGCCGAGGGCGAGATCAGTCTCACGGAGGGGCTGAGGATCGTCTACGGCGACTGCCCGTGGGTGGATATTGAGCCCATCAAGCAGCAGATTTGGGCGACTAACTACCCGGTTAGCCGTTCTCGCCGGTTCTTCTTGAATCAGCCCAACGCCGCAGAGGATGCGTGGATCACTCTTCAGGAGTGGTCGGTTCTCGCGGAGCCCGACCGGGCGTTGCAGGACGGCGAGGAGATCGTGCTGTTCTTCGACGGCTCGAAGTCTAACGATCACACGGCCCTGGTTGGGTGCTGCATGTCTGACGGCCACATTTTCACGGCTGGCGTGTGGGCTCCTCGCAAGGAGACGGGCGTCATTGACTTCAACGCTGTTGACAATGCGGTGGCTCGCGTGTTTGAGCGGTTCACGGTGCTGGCGTTCTGGGCTGACGTGCGCGAGTGGGAGTCCTACGTCAAGACTTCCTGGCCCGAGAAGTACGGCGATGACCTGCTGGTAAAGGCCGTCCCGCACGGCAAGGAGCCTGCTGCAATCGCCTGGGATATGCGTTCTCACGCGTATCAGTTCGCGGAGGCGGCGGAGATGTGCCATGCGGAGATCCAGGATGGCATGTTCACGCATGACGGGAACTGGGACACGTCGCGGCATATCGGCAATGCGCGCGTCCTAGAGACGCGGGGGCGGTTCTCGATCAAGAAGGAATCGCCTAAGTCTCCGAATAAGATTGACGCGGCGGTCTGTGTGATCGGAGCTCGCATGGTTTACCGGGCAGTCAAGGCTTCTAGTGAGTACGAGAAGCGCAGTAGGCGCGCTGGATGGGTGGTGTACACGTGAGTTTTGACACCCTTGTGGCTTCTGTGCCGGTTTCTGATTCTCGTTTTGAGTCATATTACGAGGGTGAGGTCACCCTTGATGCGCTGGGTATTTCGTTGCCTCCTGCGGCGCGCGTCCTGGAGATGGCGGCACCGTTTCCGAAGCTGGCTGTTGATGTGTTGGCGGAGGTGTTGACTCCGGAGGGTTATCTTCTGGGGGAGGACCGGGAGACGCCGGCGCTTCTGCGTCGTTGGTGGCAGATCAACGACATGGATACGACGGTGCGTTTGGCGATTACTGAGGCGCTGGTGCAGGGGTCGGCGTATTTTGTGATTGGTGAGGGTACGTCTGATGCGCCGAGGATTACGGCTCATCCGCGTCGTGGGATGTCGGTGCGGCGGGATCATATGGGGCGTGTGGTTGAGGCTGTGCGTCAGTATGGTCCGCCTGATGAGCGTCATGCGGCGCATTATCAGTCTGAGCGGACGGATTATTACCGTCGTGATGGTGGCCGGTGGCGGCTGGTGGATACGATCCGTCATGGTCTGTCTGCGCCGCCTGTGGTGCCGATGGTGAACATGCTTCGTCTGGGGGATGTTGATGGTCGTTCGGAGATCGCTGAGGTTGCGAAGCTCTCGGATGCTGCGTCGCGGTCTTTGACGAATCTTCAGGTGGCGCAGGAGCTTCTGGCGATGCCGACTCGTTACCTGTTTGGTGAGGGCCTGGAGACTCTGCGCGACCAGAGTGGTAACCCGGTGGACAAGATCGCCGCGTATTTTGGACGGTTCCTTACGGGGCCGTCTGATGCGAAGGCGGGTCAGATTCCTGGCGCGGACCTGTCGCAGATCATCAACAGCTATAAGCTGTATGCGCAGTCCGTTTCGGCGATCACGGGTATTCCGCCGTCGATGCTGGGCATTTCGACTGATAACCCGTCGTCGGCTGAGGCCATGAAGGTCGCGAAGGAGCGCCTGATTTCGCGAGCCGAGGTGAAGCAGCAACTCTTCGGCGACGCGCTGGAGGAGGTCGCGCGGCTGTCTTTGGAGTACATGGGCCGTGAGGTTGATGTGGCGACTCTGGAGGTTCAGTGGCGTGATCCGGCGACGCCGTCTGCTTCGTCTAAGGCCGCGAACATGTTGCAGGCTCATGCGCAGGGTGTTATTGGGCCGGAGACGGCTCGTGAGGCTCTGTCGTTGACGCCGGAGCAGAAGGCCCGTGAGGCTGCGTCTGGTGATCTGATGGTGCAGATGCGTTCGCAGATGGGCGGCTGACGTGCTGGGCGGGTACAGGCTTTCTGTTGACGCGATTCTGGGCCGCATGTTGGCCGAGCTGCTGCGCCTGCTGTCCGTCGGTTATGACCCGGCAGACCGTAACGGCTCCGTGGATCGTCTCACGCCCCATGTGGCGGAGTTGGTTCGTGCCGCTCGCGCAGAGGTCTACGACGAGGCTGTGACGCTACTCCAGGGCCTTGCTGCGGATGCGGGTGTGGACGAGCCGTATATCCCCTCTCGTGGCGGCTACGGCGACCAGTCGGCGCGCTCTGTGCTCCGTGAGGAGTTGCGCGGTTCGCCCGACGAGGCTGCCGAGCGCGTAGGTCGCCGCCTCTCTCAGCATGTCGAGGATGCGGGCCGTCAGACGATGGTGCGTGCCGTCGAGGATGGCCGCAAGCCGGCCGGCCCGGCGGACCGTGACCACTACTCCTACCAGGCGCTCAAGGGCCTGGACGGCGTTGACCGTTCTCTCCGCGAGTCGCGCGCGAAGTCGTGGGCACGGGTGTTGACGGGGGCTGAGAACTGCGCATTCTGCGTGGTCCTGGCCTCTCGCGGCCCGGTCTACTCGACAGCCGAGGATGCCGGGCGCGTGACGGCCGACGAGAAGTTCGATGAGGTCGGCTTGCGCGGGTACGTGAACTCGTACCACGACAACTGCGACTGCCTTGTTGTTCCCATTTACAAACACGGCGAATGGCCCGGCTACGAGGACTATAAGGCGCTTGACAAGTTCTATTACGACACGATCAAGAACCCTCTGTGGCAGGGCGAGCGTGTCGGAGAAGGCGTTCCGCGCAAGGACTGGCCCGGCTCCGCTCAAAACGACCTGCTGGCCGCTGTGGACCGTGAATTGCGGTACATGCAGAAGCAGGGCATCCCGCTTCCTGTGACCGATTTGCGGACCGGGGAGCCCGTCAAGGCTGCCGCGTGAGGTGCGCGGTAGCACACCAACCCAGGAGGTTGTTATGACTGATCAGAACCAGACCCCGCCGTGGGGCGACGATGCGAACTTTGACGCTTCTAAGGCGTGGTCGCTGATCCAGAATCTTCGCGCCGAAGTGGACGGCCTCAAGACCGCTAAGACGGCTCTTACGGCTGAGCGTGACGATGCGCTCGCTAAGGTGCAGGCCGAGTCGGATGCTCTTGCCCGTGTCCGGGCGGAGTCGGAGCAGGCCGTGAAGGATGCCCAGGATGCCGCCGAGCAGCGGCGCGCCGAGCTGGAGCAGGTGAGCACTCTGCGCACCAAGGAGGCTCTGCTGGTTGACGCTGGGCTCCCCCGCGACCTTGCCGATCTCGTGAATGGCTCCGATGAGGATGCACTGAAGACTTCCGTGGAGCGCCTTGCCGCGCTTCGCGGTCCGGGTGCGGCGCAGGATCGCCGCCCCGACCCAGCCCAGGCGGCTTCCGTCGAGACTGACCCGCGTGCTGCGCTCGCGGAGCAGATCTTCGGCTCCTGACCAAACATCTCTGAAAGGACGGCCGTCATGGCTGTGGGCACTAACGCCACTACTCTCTCTTCCCTTGACACTCAGGGGATTCTTCCGAAGCCTCTCGTGGGCGAGATCATCAAGAAGGTTTCCGAGGATTCTGTGATCCAGCGTGTGGCTGGCACTACCCCGGTGACTATCACTGGCAACACGGTTGCCACTCAGACCGGTGACATTGTTGCTGGCATCGTCGGTGAGGGCGAGGCTAAGCCCGTTGTCTCCGGTGGTGTGAAGCTGAAGGAGTTCAAGCCGATCAAGGCCGCTGCGATCATGTACTGGTCGAAGGAGGCCCGGATCGCGAACCCGTCCGGTTACCTGGACACGTTCGTGGAGTCCCTGTCGGGTGCGGTCACTAAGGCCGTGGACATGGCTGTGATTCATGGTAAGAACGCGCTGACGAACACCACGATTTCGGGTGTCGAGTATCTTGCGCAGACCTCTAACGAGGTGGCGCTGGGCACTGCGGCCACGAACGCTGGTGGCCTGACTGCCGACTTCCTGGCCGGCTATGACGCGGTGGTGAACGCGGGCCACGATTTTGACGCGTTCATCGCTGACCCGCGTCTGCGCTCCCAGCTCATCGGCGCTGTGGATGCGCAGGGTCGCCCGGTGTACTCGACCCAGGTTGACCTCCGCTCGCAGATGGGCAACTTCCTGGGCCTGCCCGTGTCCTACGGTAAGACCGTGGGCGGCAAGGTGGGTGCGGTCCCGGAGCAGAACGTGCGCGCCATCGGCGGCAACTTCTCCGACAATGTTCGTCTCGGCTTCGTTGAGCAGATCAACTTCAAGCGCACCGATACTGCTTCCATCAACGATGGTGGCACCGTCGTGAACCTGTGGCAGCAGAACCTTGAGGCCGTGCTCGTTGAGGCGATCTTCGGTTGGGTCATCACCGATGTGGACGCGTTCACGAAGTACACGGTCGCCCCGACTGTTGGGAGCTGATGCTGGTGCGGATCAAGAACAGCAAGACTGGGACGGTGATGTCTGTCCCTGACCCGTCTGTGATGGGTCCGGGCTGGGAGGTGGTGACCGATGGCTCTGGCGACTCAGCAGGACGTCGAGGTGTCGATGCTCCGGCCTCTGTCCGAGACGGAGATGCGGTATCTGAGCGACCTGCTCGAACGCGCCGAAAGGCTGCTTCTCGCTCGGATTCCTGATCTGCTGGATCGGGTGGCTTCGGGTCGCCCGTCGCCGCAGTTGGTTGCGGATATTGAGGCGGAGATGGTGGCCCGTGTGCTGCGTGCCCCGGATAACGGGATCATGCGGCAGGAGGCCGAGGGCAACTACTCGTATTCCCTGAATCTTCAGGTGGCTTCTGGGCTGCTTGATGTGCTGGGGAAGGAGTGGGAAGCTCTCGGCCTGGGGTCGTGGGGGTCTCTGGCCCCTGAGTCTGACGGGTATGCCCGTCAGCGTTGGGGTGGTGAGGTGCCGTATCCGTGGCGGTTCCAGTATGCGTGGCCGGCGCGTGATGAGGTCAGCGAGTCGTGGGGTGGGTGGGTTCGGTGAGTCTGCGTACCCCGCGTCATCGTGTGACAGTCATCCCTGCGGTTGAGGTGCGGGATGTTTACGGGGCCACGTTTGTTGATGGTGCGCCGATCACGGGCGTGGGTGTCGATATTCAGCCTGCCGCCGATGACAACCGGGCCGACTCGTCCGATCAGGCGTTCACGCAGGTTCGCCTGATCGGGCGGGGCGCCTGGCCGGGTGGCTTGTATTCCAAGATTCTGGTTGAGGAGGGCCCGTATCAGGGTCGGATGTTCGATCAGCAGATGGAGGTGCGCGAGTACGGGATGAGTCGTGCTACGGCGCATTTTGACGCGCGGTTCCGTGTGCGGGGGGCGGAGGTCAAGTGAGTGTTCATCTGAAGGGTGAGAGGTTCGTCCGTGGTGTGGCTGCGGGCGTGGCCGTTGATCTGCCCGAGTTCGCTGCCGAGGTGGCTGCGGTGGAGTCTGCTGTGAAGGCGGAGGCTGCCCGGTTCGATGACACGGGCGCTTTCCGCCGGTCCGTTGACACGGGGCGTGACCGTTACCGGGGCGTGGAGGACCATATCGTCTATTCGGATGATCCTGCCGCCTACTCCATTGAGTTCGGGCATTCCGCGAAGGACGGCACCCATGTGCCTGGGAACTTCGTGTTCACGAATGTGGCGCGGAGGCTTGGCCGATGATTGACGCCCTCGCCCTCGCTATCGCCTATGTTCGGGCGTCGGCCCCTGACGGCCTGGGGGTTGAGCCTGGCCTGTCCGTCAACATCATTGAGAAGCTGCCGGTTGCGGTGGTGTCTACGTCTGTGCCGTCGTCTGTGTCGAACGGCCCGTTGGAGGCGTCTTCCGCGTTCACTGTGGCCGTGTCCGTGTATGCGGGTTCGCGTGTCGAGGCGGCCAGGATGGCCGGCGACCTGTTTGATGGGTGCCTGCGTCAGTGGCGGTCCCGTCTGGTGACGGAGTTCGGCTGGTTTTCGCGGATCACTCAAGGTTCTAGGCATCCCGCGCATGTGCGGTCGGACCTGGAGGCGGACGGGACGTATCGGGTGGATTTCACCTTGGATGTCATCGCCCGCAACTAACTTTCCTTCTTCTGCCCCGTGGTTGTTGCGGGGCTTCTTCATGCCACGAGAAAGGCATCAAGTCATGGCAACTACTTCCGATGTGAAGCTCCAGATCGCGGGAATCGGTCACGTTTATCGCGCCCCTGTGGGAACGAAGCCGTTTTCCCTTGCAGGCTACAAGTTCAACGGCGGTGCCGCTCAGGGCGGCTGGTCGTGGATCGGTGACACGTCCTCGGAGAACATGATCGAGTTCGAGGTTGATGGTGGTGACATCACTCAGAAGCGGACGTGGGATCGTCTGAACGTTCGTGCTATCCGTGAGCCGGAGTCCATTTCTGCGACGATCAACAAGGTCAACGCTTCGGCTAAGGACATTCAGTTCGGTTTCCCGGGTGGCACGTATGACGCTGCGACTGGTTCGTACACGGTGAAGGCGGGTTCCGGTTCGGACCAGGGTGCCCTGTTCGTGGTTGTCGAGGACGGCGACCTTGTTGGTGGCATGTATCTGCCGAATACGGATACGAAGGGGTCGTTCCCGTCGTTCTCCATTGAGGAGTTCACGGAGTTCCCGCTGTCTGTTGCGGTGCTGTCTAACCCGGAGACGGGTGACCTGTGGACGTGGTTTGAGCCGCGCCCGCGTTCCGGCACCCCGGCTGCCTGATTTTTTGTTGTCCCCGCCGTCATGCTCGGGCGTGACGTGGCGGCGGGGGCTTCACGCCCATTCGCGTCCAGAGTAGGAGGCCCGTTGTGGCTGCTAACCGTAAGTCCCCGCAGGATCGTCAGCCGCCCGCTGCTGAGGTGGTTGCGGAGGCGCAGGAACGTTTTGATGAGGTGGAGGGCCATGAGCTGCTTCGCCCGCTGTCGAAGGTGAAGGGGTCGGATCAGACCCGTCTGATGGCCCGTCTTCAGCGGCTCGGGCTGCTCGATGAGGCCGGTGACGACGCCGGCCAGGGTGGCATCGCTGACCTTGATCTTGATGAGGTTGCGGACCTGATCGACTACATTTCGGAGCGTTTCGCCCTGGATTCCGCCGAGTTTGACGAGTTTACCTGTGGTGAGGGCGGGTTTGTGCGTGCGCTGACCCTGGTCATGGCGTATGTGGGCGAGATGGGAAAAGGCGCGGCCTGATCGACCTGTTGCGGGAGCACCCGCAGGTTGAGTCTGACTTGTGGGCGCTGTACCGCATTGACGTTCGGGAGCGGCTGGAGCTGGGCCGGATGGACCTGGTCCTGTTGCTCATTGAGCGTCTGCGTTATGAGCCGCGTTCCCTGTTCCGCGCCTCCCTGCTGGGCGGGGACGACTGGTTCGGGTGGGGGCTGCCGGAATCGCTCATGGCGTCGCTGGTGGACGGTCAGGGCTTCCAGACGCAGGCGACCGCCGTGAATAAGAAGGCCCGGTTTAAGGCCCTGGTGGATCGCCCGGAGGTGGCGAAGAAGTCGCGTGTCGTTTCGACGCGGGATGATGTTGGGGCCGCTTTGCGTGGTCTTCTGAGTTGAGGGTGGTGCGCGCGTGGCGGGTGGCGAGGTTGGTCGTCTAAAGATTCGTGTCATGCCGGACACGTCGAGGTTCCGGCAGGACTTGAAGAATGCTCTGGAGCGGATCGAGCGGACCGCGCGTGTCGAGGTCGGCCTGGTCCTGGAGCGTGGGGCTGTAGCTCGTCTACGTCAGCAGATTGAGGGCGTCCGCGCTGAGGTGACGGCGGATGTTGACGTGGCCCGTCAGGCGTTGGAGCGTGCCCGTGGGCAGGTGGAGTCCATTGAGGCGGACATTGACGCTTCGGTGGACGCCGGCGAGCTGCGCCGTAATGTCCGTGAGGCGGCGGAGAGTGTCCGCGAGGACGTGCGCGTCGGGGTGGACCTCCAGCGTGGCATGTTCGCCGCGCAGGTGGCCGCGATGACTCGGCCCCGCGAGCTGCCCATCGTCGCCCGCTTGCGCATGGGCAGGTCTATGGCCGCGTTCGGTGCTATGTCGGGGCTGAATTCGATGCGACGGTTCACGGACGAGTTCTTGGACACGATCCGTAACCTTGACCAGACCATGCCCCGGCTGGCACGTTCGGCCACACTTCTGGGCACTGTCCTGGCCGGTGTCCTTGCTGGCACCTCGAACCTGCTGGGCATCAGTTCCGGACTTGTCGGTATTGTCCCGATTCTCCTTCCCCTGCCTGCTGTGCTTGCTGCGACGGCGGGTGCTTTCACCATTGTTGCGCTCGCTATGGCCGACGCGGGCTCCTATATTGGCGATCTGGGGGCGCAGTGGTCGGCTCTTAGGGCTGACATGTCGGCGGCGTTCTGGGCCACCGCCGAGGACGGTATCCGCCGGTTCACTGCCGCTTTCGTTCCACTTGCCCAGCAGATGCTCCCTGAAGCCGCCCGCCAGATCGGCGCGTTTGCGCAGTCCATTGCTGCGGCGTTCGAGATGCCCCGTGGTGCCGCGAACCTGGAGAAGTTCTTCGGGAACTTCGCGACCATGATGGAGAACATGCGGGAGGGTGTGCAGAGCATGACCTCTGCGCTTCTTGAACTGGTCGGGGCTGGGTCTGCGTACCTGCCGCGCCTGGGTGCCGCGTTCTCGGATGTGATGACCCGCTTCAACGAGTGGCTTGTGGCGTCCGTGGACTCGGGGCGTTTCTTCGAATGGGTGGACGCGGCCATTGTGAACTTCAAGGCGCTGATGGGTGTCATTGGGGGGCTCTCGGGCATCTTGAACGCGCTTTCTACGGCGGCTTTGGCTGCCGGCGCGGCGACGCTCACTGATTTCGCGGCCGCCCTGGACCGCGTGCACCAGGCCCTTGACGGTCCGGTGTGGCAGGGCGCGTTGACGACGGTGTTCGCTGGGGCGCATCAGGCGATGCAGAATCTTGCCCCTGCCGCGTCTGCGCTGGGGGGCGCTTTCATCGCTCTTGCCCCGACGATTGCGGAGCTGCTGGGCCTGATCGGGGAGATCGCGAATGTCGCGCTTGTGGCGTTGGCGGGCGCTCTCCAGAATCCGGTGTTCGTTGACGGCCTGACTTCGTTCTTTGAGGGCGTCAAGGTGGGCATGGAGGGGTTCGCGCCGGCCGTCGAGCTGATCGCGGAGAAGATCGGTTCGATCTTGGAGTTGGCGGGCGTGTTCGCCGCGAACTTCGGTCCTCTGCTGGCGGGCGCGCTGGAACAGTTCGCCCCGGTGATCGAGGCGATCACGTCGGCTATGGGCGCGCTGATCCCTGTCTTGACGGAACAGCTTGGGTCGGCTATCGCGTTCATTGCCCCGCTTGTTGTGGGTGTTGTGACGGCGATCTCCGAGTGGGTGCAGGCCAACCCGCAGCTAGCCGCTACGCTGCTGATCGCTGGTGCTGCGATTGGTGGCATCATTGCCGTTCTTGTGCCCGTTGTCTCGTCGATTCTTGGCGTGGTCGGTGCTGTGACGGCCCTCATCGCCACCTTCACCGCCGCCCCGGTAGCGATTGGTGCCGCCGTTGCTGCCGTGGTTGCTATCCTTGTCGGCCTGGTGGCTGCGGTCGCGGCGAACTGGGAACAGATCTCAACATGGTGGACTGAGGGCTGGGCGTCAATGGCGCAGCAGGCCCGTGACGGGATCGCTGGCGTGGCTCAGTGGTGGAATGACGGGTGGGCGTCTATCGGTCAGCAGTTCAACCAGTTCTGGTCCGACCTGCAAGTGGGCGCGGCCACCAGGGCCGGTGAACTGCTCGGCTTCCTCGGCGGAATCCCAGCGCGTGTGGAGGGCATCTTCGCGGGGGCTGGTCAATGGCTCGTGGGTGCTGGGCGGAACATCGTTCAGGGTCTCCTTGACGGTTCGGGCCAGTTGCTCCCAAGTATCGGCCAGTTCTTCCTGGACAAGCTGCCGGGTTGGATTGTTGGCCCGTTCAAGGCGGCGCTTGGCATTCATTCGCCGTCGCGTGTTTTTGCTGGATTTGGTGAGAACATCGGTCAGGGTGCGATCAACGGTATCGCGTCTATGGGTCCGGCGATCCGGCGTGCTACGGGTGGTCTTGCGTCGGCGGCTGTTGCCGGTTTTGGCGCCTCGTCTTTGGTTGACCGGATGGGGTTGGAGGCTGAGGCGCGGCGTGTGCAGTCCGTTGTGGAGCGGGCCGCCCCGTCGCGGCGTGCCATGTCCCTTCAGGTGGACTCCCAGGTCGCTGTGGAAGAGGAGCGCCGGTACCACGCGGAGATGCTGGGTGAGGTGTTCGCGTCCAGGCTGGAGGGCATGTCCGTCAACTTGGACGGCCGCCGGGCTATCGGTGCGCTCACGCAGAATCGTGCCTGGCCGAAGCCATAACGGATTGGAGACACCATGATCCCTGGTGGAATGCTCGGCCCGGTCGGTGGGCTGGAGCAGGTCTGGTTCACCTCTAAGGAGTCCATGTCGAAGGGGTCCAGGTTCGTCACTCGGACCGCGTTGTCGGGTCGCTCGCACGCCCAGGTGTTGCCTCGTCAGGCGCGTACTTGGGAGTGCGAGATCCCGTATGACGCCCCGCAGGAGGGGCAGATCCTGGACCAGTTGGAGCCGTGGGTGGCGCATCAGCGGGAGCCGTTGGTGTGGTATCCGGCGGACGCGTTGGGCACGAACATGTTGGACCCGGATGCGTCGCGGCTGGACCCGTCGTGGTGGACCAATGTGCTGCCGGGTGGTGCGCGTGTGCTTCCTGGTGATGGTTTGCCCGGCCCGCGTTTCCTGTCGTCGGCGTCCACGAGCCCGGAGGGTAAGTGGGCGCACCTGTCGAACATCCCGGTGCCGCATAACACGACGCTGACGGCGTCCGTCTACCTGTCCGCCTATGAGGGGCAGACCGCCTACTTCTGGTTGGACGAGCTGGGCATTGACGGTGCGACGGTGCGTGTGCATAAGGCGACCACGCCGGGTGTTCTTCAGCAGGTCTCGCACACGATCACGACGACACCGGAGACGGTGGCGTTGACGTTCGGTGTTGCGCGGGCTGCTACGGTCGCAGCCCCGGCCTTGACGCTGACAGATCATGTCCGCCCCTGGGGTATTGGGCGTGGGTGTTTGTCCGCGCTTGTGGATGTGACCGGGCGCAGTCCGTTGTGGACGGCGACGAACCAGCACATTTATGGGGCGGCGGACGCTACTTCTTTCACGATCACGGAGCTGATCGCTTGACCTTTTAGGGGGCCCACGCTATGCCGATGCTGTTGTCTGAGGTGCAGGCGGAAGTCCAGTCGTGGGCGAACTCTATCAACGGGAAGTACATCAACTTCGACGACGCGTTCGGGGCGCAGTGTGTGGACCCGGCCTTGCATTACGGGGCGACGGTTCATGGCTACCCGCGTATCCTCGGTCACGGCGCGTTCCTGGCCGGGAACTACATCTCCACGTACGGGTGGGGTGACATCTCTGCCAAGCGGATGCAGCCCGGCGACATGGTGTCCCTGAACTGGGGCGGCTACTACGGGCACGTCATGATTCTTCTGGCGAAGCTCTCGGATGGTCGTTGGCGGATTCTGGATCAGAACTCGCGTGGCACGGGCGATGACCCGTCCGGGCCGTGCGAGATCCGCACGGTATCCCTGTCCTCGGGTGTGGTGCGTGTGGCTCGCCCGCCCCGGTATATGGGTGCCACGTCTTCGGCCCCGTCCCCCGACCCCACGCCCACGCCGAAGCCTGTTCTGACGTCCGCGCAGATCCTCGCCGGCAAGGGCGACATGTCCTCTGACCTGGTGCTGTTCAACGCGACCGCCCTGGTGGCTGCGGCCAAGCGGGCCGGGGTGCCGCTGCATCTGGCGGCGGCGCTGATCCGTCAGGAGTCGTCCGGCAAGAACATTTACGGCAACGACTGGGGCGGCATTTACGGGACGGACGCTAACACTCCGGCGTCCTACAACAAGACGGTCACGGAATCGAACTACAAGACGTTCCTGGGGCTGCTTCTGCGTGGTGATGGCACCTGGACAGGTCGCACGTCCAACGGTGTGGGCCCCGCGCAGATCACCTATTGGGCGTTCCACCGGGACGCCCGCGACGAGGGCCTGAACCTCGCCAACCCGGAGGACAACATGTTCTTCGGTCTGCGGCTGTTCGCCACCTACCTGGGCGGCGACTACTCGGAGTCGTCCGTGAAGCTCGCGGCCACCCGGTACAACGCCGGGCCTACCGTCACTTCCCCGAACGCTTACGGGAACAAGGTGTGGGACTGGGCGGTACGCTATAAGGCTGCCCTCGCGGGTGCGTCCGACACGGACGGGACTACCCCCACGCCCACGCCTGACCCGCCCGCCGAGCCGACCATCCCGCCGCTACCCGGCATCGAGGTCACCGAGGACCCCGGCCCGTTGCCGGAGCTGGATGCCGAGCGCGTGTCTGTGACGCTGCCGTCCCCGCCCGCGACGGGGAGCGCCCCGGTACGCCCGCCGAATCCTCTACGAGTCCGGCAGGCCGAGGCGTCGGACCCTCGTGTCCGCGTGTATTTCCGTGGGCAGTGGTGGTCGCCCCTTGACGCCGAGATCGTGCGTGAGCTAGAGATCCCCGGCCCGGACCAGTCGCCCCTGGGCGCGCCGATCACTGAGGCTACCGGCACGCTGACTCTCGCCCGCCCTGTCGTGCTGTCGCGGAAGGGGTGGGATGCTTACGCGTCGTCGCCGCCCCGCCCGGGTGAGCCGTTGAGCGTGCAGGTATCTGTAGACGGCGGCGACACGTGGGTGACAGTCCTTGTCGGCCAGGTGGACGACGCCGGCGGCACGGTGCTGGACGTGGGCATCCGGGTTGGGGTCGTTGACCTGACCGACCGGCTGAACGCCCAGTTGTCGCACCCGCCGCTGAACTTCCGTCAGCCGTCCCCGGCTAACGGTCTGCCGTACATGTGCATCGGCCTTCACCCGGTCTACTATGCGAACCTCGCTGCACGCCGGGCGGGTTTCTACGCGACGCCCCCGATGGTGGGCGGGACGACGATGGTGTCCGCCCCGATGGTGGGGTCTATGTGGCCTGAACGTGGTACGATCACCATGTCACGGATACTCGACGCGCGGGGCCGCACCTCGTGGGAGCCCTCGGATTCCCCGGAGTATCGGCGCACCTGGTGGGGCCTGACGGTCCACAACGTGTTCTCCGTCATCCGGCCCATGAAGGTCCAGTCGTGGGCTGGCCGGATGACGACGGCACACGGTGTGCGCGCACTGGTGGGGCCTGTCACGTCCACGATCTCGGCGGTCGAGTTGTGGTGGGACCGCGTGTCCATCACGACGATGATCTCCACCGCCGGCGTGGCGGTGGAGATCCAGTCGGGGTGGAACGCTAATGGGACCCGCCGCAAGGCGTTCGAGCGCATCCGGCCCCTGTCCGCCGAGCAGATCGCCGATGGCTTTGAGCTGAAGGTGTGGATGCTCCCGGACGGGGTCATCACCATCAGTGTTGATGGGGATAAGTCCGTCCACGCGGCGATCCCCGAGTGGCCGCGTGAGACTCGTGTCGAGGACATGTCCGACGTGCGCATCCTGGCCCCGTCCAAGGGTGCCCCGTTGGGTGGCGTCCAGGTTGTTGGCGACCCCACGGAAGGCTCTTTCGGGCCGTGGGAGCGGGGCTTCATCCTGGACGCCGACCCGAAGGGCATGATCTGGGGTGCCCCCGCCCTGGAGCGCAAGCCTGCCCTGGACCTGCTCCGTGAAATGGCCGCTGGAGAACTGTCGTCCATGTGGATCTCGGAGGATGGGCGGCTGCATTACGTCGCCCGCGAGCCGATGGATGCCCGCCAGCCGACACGCTGGTTTGGCGCGGATGACGTGTCGGTGGCGGGCTGGGAGTCCTCCCGTGATTCGGTGGTCTCCAAGGTGGAGGTCAACCGTCGTCAGCCGTCCTTGTATCAAACTCGCATGAACTCCCGCGCCTGGGCTCAGGTGTGGGAGGGGCCGCGTGACACGTTGCAGCCCGGCACTGTATGGGATCAGGTGGTCCGCGCGCCCGACGACGAGGACTGGTTCCACGTTGACGGGACATTTGAGGACGTGACCGCCTCATCTGTGGCGGACGCGAACCGTGGCATCGGCTCATGGGTGGGCGGCACCGTGCTCAAAGAAACGGACGACGGGGGTGTCGCGGAAATCCCGGCCCCGCGCTCATGGTTCTACGGGTCCGCGGACCGGATCACCTCCCGCTCGTGGAGGGTGAAGTTCGGGTACACGCCGCCCTCCGGGGTGGACTCCGAGCTGTCCTTGTCTAACCCGGACCTGCCCGGGCTGGCGAAACGCCGGCAGGGAAACGGCCCGATCATGCGTGCCCGTGGTTTGCAGACGTGGGAAGACATGGAGCCGGTGGTAGAGGAAGCGTCCTCGGCCGTTCCCTCCAGTGTGGTGCATGTGCATGACGGGGGCTGGTTCATTCAGTCCGCGTCGGCTTCCCGACGTGTCGCCAAGCGGCTGGCTTTGATGCTGTCCCAGCCGATCCCCGCATGGGGTGAGGTGGAGATGCTGGCACCGGATCTCGGTGTGCGGCTGGGTGACACGGTCGTGCTGTCCATTTCGGGGACGCCCGCTAAGCAGCGGGTGTCTGGTGTGCGCCTGAGCCTGACGCCGGGTGGCGGTCTTGTCCAAACGCTGACACTCCGTCAGATTCATCCTTGACATTGAGGAGCATTCATGGCTATCGGTTCAACGCCTGGCGGGTCCGGGCATGTGGTCCCAGATGACCCGGATCACCGGCTGGTCACCCCGGAAGATACCGTGGCGATTGCCCGCATGGAGGAGGCCCGTTTCCGTGAGGTGGGAACCAAGCTGCGCGAACTCTTGGGCCGGGTCAACGACATCGGGGTAGCGGCGGGCGTCGTGGCCGGGTCGCCGGACGACGGGAAGGTCGCCGCGTTCGTCCGCGACCCGGCTTCGAACACGCATGGGGCGCTCGACGAGTTCGTTCGTGCCCTCCTTGACCCCGCCCTGGAAGCACTCCCCGAAACGGGTGTGCTGCGACTGGA